GGAACTTCCTGTTCTGGGCCTCCCTTTGGCCGAGACTGGGTCGGGCATCGTCTTCGACGGCGGACCACACGCGATTCCTCGCACCATTCGGTGCCGTCGCTGCCGGCGAACCTTCTCCGCGGGGGGCTAGATGTACGGCAAGTTTTTTGCCTCGACGTTCACGGGTTCGATGTATGGTTCAGGCCCATATTGCTTCGCATTATGGGGCTATGTCATCGCGACCGCATCGCCGGCCGGCACCGTCGAATTGAATCCGGCGTTCGTCGCGCCCATCATCGGCACCTCGGTCGAGAAGCTCAACGCGGCCCTCGCACTTCTCATCAGCCCAGACCCGCACAGTCGCAGCCAAGCCGAGGATGGCCGGAGACTTGTTCACGAGGGCGCGTTTCAGTATCGGGTGGTGAACCACGCGCACTACCGGGCGATGCGAAACGAGGAGGAGCGGAGGGCCTACAACCGGGAAGCCAAACGGAGAGAACGAGAACGCAAGTCAGCCGACGTCATCCCGCCTGTCAATGACTGTCAAGCGTGTCAGCCCAGTCAGAGTCAGAGTCAGAGTCAGAGTCAGAAGGAAGAAGACAAGAGCCTTGTCCCCCTTGACCACGCGACCGGGGGGCTGCTCGGCCTGTGGAACGCCACGGTCACGAAACTCCCGAAGGCGCAGAAGCTGACCGCGGAACGGCGCCGCCACGCCGCGGCCCGGCTGAAAGACGAGCCCGACCTCGGCGCGTGGAAGGCGGCGATCCTCCGCCTTGAAGCCTCGGCCTTCGCCACGGGCGAGAACGACCGCGGCTGGCGGGCCGACTTCGATTTCCTGATTCGGCCGGGCACGCTCACGAAAGTCCTCGAAGGCAAATACGACAACCGCCCGACGCCAATGTTCGCGACGGTCGGCAAGACGGCCGGGAACATGGCCGCACTTCAGGCCGTGCTGAGTCCGAAGGGAGTCGCCCGTGTGGGACGCTGAGGATCGGGACCAGTTCTATCGGCAGTTGTCGCTGCTCGCCGAGGCGATGGGCGAGCCCGTATCCGCCGTGCGCCTGGCGGCCTACGCCGGGGCTCTCGAGGATCTCCCGGCGAAGCAAGTCGGCTTCGCGCTTCACGATGCGATCCGGGAATGCCGGTTCTTCCCGAAGCCGGTCGAGATTCGGGAGCTGGCGATGGCCTCGATCGCCTGGCTCGACTATCGACGCGCCGAACTCGGGCGGTCCCTCGACCTTGGCGCCACGAACGAGCCGCCGTGGACGGCCGAGGAACTCGTGGCCAACAAGGGCCGCCTGGCCAAGATGGTGAAACAGTTGGCGGCTGGAAAGCGGGTGCGCTGATGTCGTGGGAACCCTATCCTGACGAGCGAACCTACCACTGCCTCGCCTGCCTCGACACCGGCCTGGAGAAACTCGACTGCCCGCGCCCCAACGGCGACTGGTGCCCCATCTGCAAGCGCATGGCGAAGCACCTCTACGACCACAGCTACCGGACGCCGTGCGCCTGCCGCGAGTCGAACCCGGTCATCCGGGCGCGGCGCGACAAGGCCGAGCGCGAGCGGCTCGAGCGGCAGACCAAACGCGGGAGGGCGGCGTGACGCCGGAGGAACGGCGGAAGGCGCTGGCTGAACTGGCGGGCTATCACGCCGGAGAAGCATGGAACTTCAGGCGGGCAAAGTGCGAAGTGCTCGCCAGTCAGTATCAGCAGTGGGGCATAGCGGCCGCCGAAGCCCTCGCCCTGCTCGACCGGGCGCGGGAGGTGCTGACGGCCGGCGAGTGGATCGAGTTCGATGATGGGCACCTGGCCTGTCCACGCTGCGAGTGCCGAAAGGCTGACGGACACTGGCCGAGCTGCGAGATCGGAACGCTCCTGGCCGACCTTGGCCCAGCGACGGCCCCGCCCTTGACCCCGCCCCCACCCGGAGCGCATCCTGACCATGCCTGAGCCGACCCACGGCACGCGCACCGGGTATCAGGCGGGGTGCCACTGTCGCGCCTGTGCCGCGGCCAACGCGCGGTATCAGGCCGACTGGCGGTCACGGGTCGTGCATCAGCGCCCGGCCCCGACCGACCGCATCCCGGCCGGCGCGAGTCGGGAACTGCTGCGCCGGCTGTCCGTCGCGGGCTTCAGCGAGCGCGAGATCGCCCGGCGCTTCGGGCTGAAGGGGCTGCACTTCCGGCACCACGGGCTCGTGACGCGCCGCACGCAGGCCCGGGTCGCGCTGCTGTGGCATAAAGTCACGACCGGCGGCGACCCGGACGAAGGGGATTGAGATGCGCGGCAAGTTGACGCTCAAGCAGGAACGGTTCGTGGCCGAATACCTCGTGGACTTGAACGCCACGCAGGCCGCGATCCGGGCAGGCTACAGCGCCAAGACGGCCGATACCCAATCCTCACAGCTACTTGTGAAAACGCAAGTGGCCGATGCGATTGCCAGGAAAAAGTCGGCCCAGCTCCAGAAATGCGACCTGACCGCCGTCCGCGTCCTCGAGGAAATCCGCCGGCTGGCCTTTGCCGATCTCCGTGGCCTATTCGACGAGCAGGGCAATCTTCGACCGATTCACTCTCTGAGCGACGAGCAGGCCGCGTCCATCGCCTCGCTGGAAGTCATCAAGCGGAACGTGACGGCTGGCGACGGCACGGTGGACACCATCCACAAGCTCAAGGTCTGGGACAAGACGAAGGCGCTCGAGATGCTGGCCAAGCACTTCGCGCTGCTGGTCGAGCGCATCGACGTGTCCGTCTCGCTCAACTTGGCCGACCGCATCCGCGCGGCCCGCAAGCGACTCCGCGATGGCCACGACTGACGCTGCCGAGCAGGACCTCGTCGACCTCGTCGGCGGCCTCGCCGACGATCCCCTCGGCTTCGTGCTCGCCTGCTACCCGTGGGGCGAGCCCGGCCCGCTCGAGCAGCACGCCGGCCCCGACCTCTGGCAGCGGGCGTTCCTCGAGCAGCTCGGCGAGGACGTGCGCGTGCGCCGCTTCAACGGCCATGACCCCGTCGCGCCGGTGCGCCATGCCGTGTCGAGCGGCCACGGCATCGGCAAGTCGGTCATGGTGGCGTGGCTCGTGGACTGGATCATGTCCACTCGGCCGCACGCCCAGGGCACCGTCACCGCCAACACGTTCACCCAGCTCGAAACGAAAACATGGGCGGCGATTCAGCGATGGACGAAGCTCTGCCTGACCGGGCACTGGTTCGTCGTGACGTCCGAGAAGATGTACCACCCCGACTGGAAAGAGTCGTGGTTCTGCGCGCTCCAGTCGAGCCGGGAGGAGAACAGCGAAGCCTTCGCCGGCCAGCACGCGGCCGACTCCACGAGCTTCTACATCTTCGACGAGGCCAGCGCGATCCCCGATGCCATCCACGAAGTGGCGGAAGGCGGGCTGACGGACGGGGAGCCGATGATCTTCCTGTTCGGCAACCCCACGCGCAACGGCGGCAAGTTCCACGAGGCGTGCTTCGGATTCGGGCGGGACCGCTGGCATCCCACGGTCGTGGACTCGCGCACGTCGCGCTTCACGAACAAGACGCAGATCGCGGAGTGGGCGCAGGACTACGGCGAGGATTCCGACTTCTTCCGCGTGCGCGTCCTTGGGCTCCCGCCGTCGGCGTCGGACCTCCAGTTCATCGGCACGGCGACGGTGGCCGCGGCGCAGCGCCGGGCGGTCCACGTGCTGCCTGACGAGCCGCTCGTGTGCGGGCTCGACCTGGCGCGCGGCGGCGCGGACGAGTGCGTGTTCCGCTTCCGCCGCGGGCTCGACGCGCGCACCATCCCGCCCGTGCGCGTCCCCGGCGAGCAGGCCCGAGATTCCATGAAGCTCGTCACGCTGGCCGCCGACGTGCTTTCGCGTAACTACGACGGGCGCACGGTCTCGATGCTGTTCGTAGATGCGACCGGGGGCAGCATCGGCGGGCCGGTGGCCGACCGACTGCGCCAGCTCGGACACCGCAACGTGATCGACGTGGGCTTCGGCAACGAGTCGCCCGAAGCGACCTACGCGAACATGCGGGCCTACATGTGGGGCAAGATGCGCGACTGGCTCCAGACAGGCGCGATCGAGAACTCGCCTGCACTCGAAACCGACCTGACCGGGCCCGGCTATGGCCACGACAAGCGCGACCGCGTGATCCTTGAGCCGAAAGAGGCAATGAAGAAGCGCGGGCTCGACTCGCCCGACGACGCCGATGCGCTGGCGCTCACGTTCGCCCAGGTCGTAAAGGCCCCCCGCGCCGCCCCGCCGTCGGGTGGCTCCTTCGAAGACTCCTCGCTCGCGTGGATGGCGTGAACACATATGGCCAAGGGCGCTTACGCGATTCAGTGCGACAAACAGATCGCCCGCTACGCCGCGAAGCAAGGCAGCACGGGCCGCTGACGTGAAAATTTCAAAATAGCCCTTGACGCTCGTTACAAAATCTTCCTGCTGTTTCCCGCCTGATTCCGCCCGGCCTCCCCAACCCCGCCTGACCCGCGCTCGGCCCGCCCGTCCAGGTCTGCCATCCTGACGCGGGCGAGAGGTGTGCAACCTGGGAGGGCGTCACGATGCCGTCAGTCTCGAAGGCGCAGCAGCGGTTGATGCAGGCCGCCGAGCACGGGGCCGACTTTCCGATGGCTCGCAAGCTCCGCACGACCATGACGCTCGGCCAGCTCCACGACTTCGCGACCGGGAGCGAGAAGGGCAAGCCGGAGCACGTCAGGCCGTCGAAGCCAGTCGGAGCGGACGCGCATCCGCACCGCAACCTCGGCAAGTATCTCCACCCCAAGGGCGGCGAGTGACCACCACCCAGCCCGATCACGTCTCCCGCCGGCAGATGCAGCGCGTGCTCGGCTCGACGGCGACGGGCTTCCTTGGCTCCATGGGTGACCAGGTGCTCGCGCACCAGGCGGCGCTGCAGCAGATCGACCGCACGCTCGCGGCGTGGAGCGACAACGAACTGGCCGTGCTGCGGCGCGGGCTCTGGGGCCGGCTGCGCTGGATCGTGACGGGGCACTAGATGCCAGACGACGCCCTCCTCTCGCTCGCGCGTGACCGTTTCAAGGTGGCCGTCGAGGCGACGACCGACCAGCGCCAGCGCGAGATCGAGGATCTGCAGTTCGCCCGCGGCGAGCAGTGGCTCGAAGAGCACAAGCGGTCGCGCGCCGGGCAGCAGGCGGGCGGCGGCTTCCCCGCGGTGCCCGCGCGTCCCTGCCTGACCATCAACAAGCTCGGCCAGCCCATCGACCAGCTCGTCAACCAGCAGCGCAGCGCCCGCCTCGCGCTCTCGTTCGCGCCGAAGACGGATGGGGCTTCGCAGGACGTCGCGGAAGCGTATGAGGACATCGTCCGGGCGATTCAGGCCGACAGCCGCGCGCACCTCGCCCGCAATTGGGCGTTCGAGCGGGCGGCGCAGTGCGGGCGCGGCTACTACCGCATCCTGACCGACTATGCGAACGACGGCGACGACGACCTCGACATCGTCTACAAGCGCATCCTCAACCAGGCGACGGTCTACCTCGACCCCTTCGCCCAGGAGCCCGACTGGTCCGACGGCGAGTGGGCGTTCATCACCGAGGACATCCCGCTCGATCGCTACAAACGGCTCTATCCCGACTCGAAAGTCGCGCTGGCCGACGACGGCGAGCTGACCAGCATCGGCGACGATCACGCCGAGTGGGTCGGGAACGGGGACGCGGGCGTCACGATCCGGGTCGCCGAGTATTTCTTCATCGAGCACCACGAGGAGAAGCGCGGCAAGCGCACGGTCGATCGGCGCGTCGTCCAGTGGCGGAAGATCAACGCGGTCGAGGTGCTCGACAGCGAGGAGTGGGTCGGGAAGTTCATTCCGATCGTGCCCGTGATCGGCAAGGAAGCGAACATTAACGGTGAGCGGTCGTGGACGGGCGTGATTCGCCCCGCGATGGACGCGCAGCGCAGCTACAACGTCATGCGCTCGGCCCAGGTGGAGGCGGTCGGGCTCGCCCCGCGCGCGCCGTGGCTCGTGACGGGCAAGCAGATCGAGGGCTACGAGGCGTGGTGGAACCAGGCCAACGTCCGCAACCTGCCCTACGTGCTCTGGAACGCCGATTCGACGCCGGGCGCCGCGCCGCCGCAGCGCAACGTGGCCGAACCCGCCATTCAAGCCATCACCCTCGCCGCCCACGAGGCTGACGCCGACATCAAGGCCACCACGGGCATCTTCGACCCTTCGCTCGGGAACATGAACCCGAACGACCGGAGCGGGAAGGCGATTCTCGCGCTCCAGAAGCAGGCCGACATCTCGACCTCGGGCTACCTCGACAACCTGGCCGGCATGTCGATGATCTACGAGGGCAAGATCCTCCGCGACCTCATCCCGAAGGTCTACGACCGCCCCGGGCGCATCGTGCCGGGCATCGGCGCGGACGACCAGCGCCGCTCGATCATGGTCAACGCGCCGTTCGTGATGCAGGACAAGCGCCCGATGGCGGTCCCGCCGGGCACGCCGGGCGCGAAGACGGTCGACCTGACGGCGGGCGAGTATTCGGTGGCGGTTGAGGTCGGGAAGAGCTGGACGACCAAGCGCGAGGAAGCCGTGGCGGCCATGGGCGAGCTGGCGCATGCCGCGCCGCAGCTCGTGCCGATGTATGCCGACCTCTGGGTGAAGAACATGGACGGCCCGGGCTTCATCCAGATCGCGGATCGGCTCAAGAAGTCGCTCCCGCCGCAGTTCCAGGACAGCCAGAACGGGCAGGCGCCGGTGCCGCCCCAGGTGCAGCAGCAACTCCAGCAGTCGGGGCAGATGATCGACGCCCTCACGCAGCAGCTCCAGGAGGCGACGAAGCGCAACGAGACGGACGCCGCCAAGCAACAGGCCACGCTGGCGAAGGCGCAGATCGACGCGCAGCTCCAGATCCAGCTGCAGACGATGCGGAACGCGGCGTCGATCGAGATCGCGAAGATCGGGGCCGCGACGAAGGGCGCGCTGGCCTCGAACGCAGCCGAGAACGAGGCGATGGCGCTCGCCATGTCCCACGTCCACGAGTGGACGATGAGCCAGCGGGCGCAGCAGCACGAGGACGCGGCGACCGAGGCGGATCGGCAGCATCAGGACGACCAGGCGGACGCGGGCCGCGCGCACGAGCTGACGATGGCCGAGCGGCAGGCGCAGGCCGATCGGGAACAGCAGGACCGGGCGGCCGAGCAGGCCGCGCAGGCGGACGCCTCTGGAGGAGGGGCGAGCGCATGACGACACCCGTAGCAGCCGTCGCTCCCGTGGATGACTTCGTGGTCGAGAGCAACGTGACCGAGCCCGCCGCGCCGGCGGCCGAGGCCCAGACGCCCGCCCCGGCTTCGCAGGCTGGCGCAGGCGAGGCGACCGAGGGCGCGGACGGCCAGAAGGGCGCAGAGACAGGAAAGCCCGCTGAGGGCGCCGTGGACGACGCCGCGGCCTCGGAAGCCGGGCGCACGCTGGCCGCTCGCAAGAAGTCGGCCCAGCAGCGCATCGACGAGATCACCTGGGAGCGCGAAGAAGCGAGGCGGGAAGTCGGCCGCCTCCGACAGGAACTCGAGCGCCGGCCCTCCGAGGCCGCCAAGCCGGCCGACTCCTCATCGGCCAGCGCGGTGACGATGGCGCCCACGCGCCCGAAGCCGGCGCTCGAGTCGTTTGCCTCGGCCGATGACCCCTACTCGGCGTGGATGGAGTCGGTCGCGGAGTGGAAGGCCGAGCAGATCATCGAACAGCGGGAGGCGAAGCGCCAGGCGCAGACCGCCGTCGCCGCGCACGTCGAGCGCGAGCAGGCGTTCGCCGTCGCGCATCCCGACTATCCGACCGTCGTCAGCACCTCGTCGGCGCCCGTCTCCTGGGCAATGGGCGCCGCGATCCACCAGTCAGACCGGGGCCCCGAGATCGCGTATCACCTCGCACAGCATCCCGAGGTGGCCGCCGAGCTCGCCCGCGAGACTGCACAGTCAGGCCCGGACACCGTCGGCCTCGTCCGACGCTTGCTCGAATCACGCCTCGACCCCGCACCGTCCGGCTCGGGTTCGTCGGCGCCCAAGACATCCGCGAAGCCACCCCTCCGGCCGGTGGGGAGTTCGCCTGTTGTTGCACACGAAGGGCCGCCCGACGACTCGGCGAGTCTGGACGAACACGCCCAGTACTACAACCGACTCGACCGGGAGGCCCGGCGGCGGTAAAAGGGCCGCCACCGCATGGCCAACACGTTCGTCACACCCACTTGGGTGCTCAAGGAAGTCGCCCGGCTGCTCGTCCCGAACCTCAAGTTCGCGGCGAACGTCGAGCGGTCGTAAAAACACATGCGACCGGAAACTGTGTGAACTCGGGGAAACCCTAAAGGCCGACAGGCCCAAGGCAATCCCGAGCCAAGGCTTGATGTCATGAAGCGTTGCACCAAATGCGGAAACGGCGGAACCTGTCCCCATCAAGCAAGGCGTAACGACTATCCCGTTATGGGAGTAGAGGCAAGCGCCTCGAAGCGCACAGCATCGGTGAGTGTTCACTGATGAAGAGATAGTCTGGCCTGCATGGAAACATGCAGCAGCCCGAAGGCGGGCGGGCGCGGTCTAGCGAGCCGCGTTGAACACACGCAATGACGATCGGTTTTCTCAGGGCGGCGCGAAGGTGGGCTATACCATCTACGCGCGTCTGCCGCAGCGGTTCCGCGTCACCACCGGCCAGGCCTTCCAGGCGCAGGCCATCAACGACGCGACCGTGCCCGTCTCCATCACCGACCAGCTCAACGTCGGCACGTCGTTTTCGACCGCCGACGCCACGATGATCGTCGAGGACGTGCGGAAGCGGTACGTCATGCCGGCCGCCGAAGCCCTCGCCGCCGACATCGACAACAAGGGCCTCTCGCGCATGTACCCGAGCGTCTACCAGGAGGTGGGCACGCCGGGCACCACGCCGTCGAGCAACCTCACGTTCCTGCAGGCCGGCGTCAAACTGACCGACAGCAACGTGCCGGAAGACGGCCGCGTGGCCATCCTCGACCCGATGACGGCCGCAACCATCGCCAACGCGAACATGGCGACGTTCTACAACCCGCAGGCCGCGCTCTCCGAGGTGTGGCGGAAGGGCCAGATCGCCGGCTCGTGGATGGGCATCGAGTCCGTCTACCAGTCGCAGAACGTGGCGAAGCACACCACGGGCACGTTCACGTCCTCCACGCCGCTCATCAACACGGCGAACCAGACCGGGTCGACGATCAACACGGACGGCTGGGCCTCCGGCGCGGCCACGCTCAAGAAGGGCGACATCGTCCAGTTCGCCGGCGTCTACAGCATCAACCCGCTGACGTTCGCGTCCACGGGACGGCTGCAGGACTTCACGATCACGGCGGACACGGCCGACTCGGCCGGCGCGATCGCCTCGCTGCCGATCAGCCCGTCCATCATCACCTCGGGCTCGACGCAGACCGTGTCGGGTTCCCCGGCCAATGACGCGAAAATCTACGTCATCGGCTCGACCATCACCACGGCGGCGGGCACGCTGGCGACGACCGTCAGCCCGCAGTCGCTCGTCTACCACCCCGAGGCGTTCATCCTCGCGATGGCCGACCTCGACAACGACTTGGCCGGCGCCCAGGTCTCGCGCGTGTCGAGCAAGCAGCTCAACGTGTCGCTGCGGTACGTGCAGCAGTACAGCGCCATGACCGATCAGAAGGCGTCCCGCATCGACGGCCTGATCGGCTGGACGTGCTTCCGGCCCGAGATGGCCTGCCGCGTCTGGGGCTAAGGAGAAGGAGCAACCATCATGGCACTAACCAACACGACTCTCGCCGCGGCGCTCGACGCGAGCGCCATCACCTTCAAGGCCACGGCCGCGACTGGCGCGACCGTCGGGGCCCCGGTCCTCATCGACCACGAGTTCATGGTCGTGACGGCCATCACCAGCACGACGATCACCGTCCGGTCACGCGGGGACAACGGGACGGCGGCCGTCGCGCACGTTGCGCTCTGCCCGGTCACGTTCTCGGCGGCGGCGTCGGACTTCCCCGCGCTGCAGCCGAACTCCGGGGCGCCCTACGCGCCGCTGATCAGGGACTTCATCACGATCGGCGCGGACGGGGCGATCCCGGTCCCGGTGCGCGACACCATCGTGCTCGTCACCAAGGCCACGGCGGCGGCGCTGACGCTCGCGGCGCCCTCGGCCGGGTCGGACGGCACGGTCCTGACCATCGTCGGCGGCACGGCGGCGGCGCACACCGTCACCTACACGGCCGGGTTCTACGGCGACACCACGTCGAGCGACGTGGCGACGTTCGCGGCGAAGGCCGGCGCGTCGATGCAGGCCATCGCCTACCAGGGCGCCTGGGCGGCGCTGAGCCTCGCGAACGTCACGCTAGGCTAGTTTTGGATGAGAGGGGTCCGCAATTCGTCGGACTCCTCTCCTGTTTCGGTTCTGTTCGAGCCGAGTGGCCCACCGGCAGTTTTCTGGCGAGTAGGGGCCATCGTTGTTGATGCGGTCAATGGTGTGCGAAGGCGTGGGCCTTGGCCCCATGTCGGCAAGGAAGGCGGCGGAGTCTTGGCGCCAGCGTTCACACATTCGAATGCCTCGGCCGCCCCAGTTCTTGAAGTCCTTAGTCGTTGGCACTTCGCAGCGCTGAATGATGTTGCACCACGCTTGGTACTCAGGAGTTCGGCACCGTCCATGTCTGTAGTTGATGCCTGCAGAGAACTCGCGCAGCGCACACCCGCAGGACGTGGTGTGCCCAGACCTCAGGTGCGCTTGGTCAACTACGCATGCTGTCCCACATCGGCAAAGGCAACTCCAGGCGCGACGGGGATCCGGTCCTGGGCGAAAAAGCCCAGCCACTGTCAGGCGTCCGAACGTCTGTCCGAGCAAGTTGAGCGGCGTATTCATGGCTCATTATACGCCAGAATGGTGACACTTGGGTAACTCTTCCATGGTGGGGGCCATCGGCGTCCCGTGCGCGGAACAGGCCCGATGGTCCTCATTTTGGGGCTGTCTCGAGGAGCTGGTGCGGCCGCCCGGGTGGGCGGTCGTGCCGGTTCGCGGGTCGTCGGTCGCGGCGAACCGCAACCTGATCGCTAAGATCGCGCTCGAGCGGGGCGCGGAGTGGGTGTTCTGGCTCGACGACGACCTCGTGTTCAAGCCCGACGTGCTCATGAAGCTGCTGGCGCGACACTGCGAGGCGGTC